GCGCCGGGGGAGCCGTACACGCCCAGCGGGTCAGACCAGCCGAACGAGTAACGCTCGCGGGCCTTGTAGCGGTTGTTCCCCGTGTCGAAGTCAGCGTCCATCGAGGTGGACATCGGGACGCGCACGAAGTGCTTCAGGCCGTTCGGAACGTCAGTGGTCAGGAACCACGCGTTCGGGTCGGTCAAGAAGTGGTTGACGGTGTACCCTTCCGGGATCGAGCCGTTGTTCTTCAGCGCGTTGATGTCGTTGTCGGTGGTGCCGACGCGGAGGTTGGTCTCCAGCAGGCGGGTTGCGACGAACATCAGGGCCGGGGGGATGATCAGCTTCCGGGGCTTGGCAGCGATCAAGAGGCCCTTCTCATCCGTCCACGCAGCGATCTGGATCACTGCGTTCTCCAGCGCGGTCTCGTTCAGGTCCGTAGCCACCGAAGGACGGTTGCTGTTGGTACCCCCGGAGACCAGCGGGTGGGCCGTCGAGAACAGCGAGACACCATCACCGCCCGGGAAGGCAGCGTTGAAGCCGTTGTTCAGGATGTTCGCAGCCTTGACCTGCTTGCTGTAGGCCATAGCCCGAGCCAGCGACTTGGTGTAGCGCGTGCTCAGACTGTCGTACAGGTTGTCTTCCATCGCCTCTTCGGTGATGGAGAAGCCCATAGCGATGGTCTCGTGGTTGTAACGAGCGGTCCAGGCTTCCTGCGCGTTGTCATACGCAATGGCCTGACCTTCGTTCTTCACCGGAGCGGCAGAGAAACCAGCGAGCTTGGTCTCCTCTTCGAACGAGCGGTCGGAGGTCTCCGTTTCGTAGATCTCCTTGTGCTCCTCGGCGTAGCGCTTGTACTCCATGCCGAACAGGGCGTTGAGTCCAGGGAGAAGCTCCTTGAGGAGCTGTGCACGAGAAATTGCCATGATTCAGACTCCTCAGACGCCAGCGGCGAGCAAGTACGAGTGGTAACCGAAGTTCCAGCCGACGATGACTTCGGGGTAGCCGATGAAGCTGACCGAAGCGCCGCTGGTGGCCGTGACGCTGGCACTGACCGTGATCGTGGAGGTGGAAGTGACCACACCCGTGACCGTCAGGTTGCTGCCCGGGGAACCCGCCGTGGTGCCGCTGATGCCGTCGATGACGCACTGCATGCCCGGGACGATCCCAGCAGTCGAAGCGACCGTGAAGGTCGTAGCAGCCGAGGGGGACGAGGACAGCGCAGTAGCCACCGTGACGGCGGTGTCAGGCACCAGTTGGATCACGCGCAGGCAGGGCGAAGTGCCCGCACCGGTGCCGACCGTCTGGCGGATGTTGCCAGCCACCGACGAAGCCACCGTGGGGTTGCCGCCCGAAACACCAGCCAGCGAGTTGCCAGTTGCCGTCGAGCCGCCGTTGCCAGCGATCAGGAAGGCGTTGGTGCCGAGGAACGACGGCGACATGTAGCCGATGGTCGTGCCGGTGTTCAGTTGGGTGTTGGCGCTGCCTTGCGCTTGCGCGATCACCGCTGTCTTGAACAGGGCGTTCGGGTCGTCCAGCACGTAGGCCACCGCGTTGGGGGCGTTGGTGCTTGCCGGGTAGTACTGCTGACGCAGCTTACCGTAGATCGGGCCCGACCCGGTGCTGTATTCGCAGCCCAGGAAGACGCCGACAATGTCACCAGCCGCAGCGGCGGACTGCGTGTCCGCGTTGTAGGGGGTGATGATGCTGTTGCCGTTGGATAGACCAACCACATCCCCGTTGAAGATGTTGGTGGCGTAGCCTTGGCCGATGGGGATCATCCGAGTCGAACCTGCAAACGGAATACCGCCCTTCAGGTTAATCGGCGCAAGCCCGTAGGGCTTGTCAATCGTGGGGAAAGCCATTTATGACTCCTATCAGGAACCGTTACCGAACGACCCACGCGACGAGCTGCTTTTCTGTTCAGCAAACAACGGCATGCGAGGGTCACTTTGACTTGTGAACTTGGAATTCACGGAATGCGACTGGCTGTTGGTCATGTCCGCGTAGTGGGTAACGCGCTGACTCAACATATCGTCGGGCATCTTGCAGAGCATCAGACCGCCGATCTCGATGTTCCCCGTCTTGGTGTTGGCCTCGAAAGCCAACTCAGGGTGATCTTCTGCCTTGACGGGCTCATAACCCTCACGCAGTCGTTGCGACACATTCGTGGGGTTCGCTTCCCCCAGCAGATGCGTCATCACCCACCGAAAACCCACACCGGGCTCCGGGGTCGGATCAGGAAGCGTAGAAGCGGGACGCCAGCGACGCTGCGTCTTCTCGCGAGTCGCGAGTTCTCGGGGCGTGCGGGTCTCAGCCATTCTGCTGCTCCAGTTTTGCCACGTTGCGGGCATACTCTTCCAAGGGGACGCCGAGGCGTCGGGCGATTGCTACTTGCGATTGCGTCAGCTTGATCTTCTTCGCTGACGTAGCTCTTTGCGTCGGTGCTACGACGGTAGGCGGCCTGCGGGCCGGTTCGGACTTGGGAGTCTCGAACTTGTCGGGGAAGACTTGGCGTAGCCGAGAGTCGATGGTATCGAAGTACTCTTTCGACCCCGGGTTGTACCCGGATCTGACGAGCTTGTTGTGCACGCCCATCGCGAGACTCGTCATCTCTTCGTCTTCACCGAACCACGAGTTACGCTGTTTCCAAGCCTCTGTGGCTGGATCGAGTTGAGTAACCGGTGCTTGTTGCGAGGGCTGTTGAGGAGCAACGTTACCACGTTGTTCTTCAGATTGCAAGGGGGCAGGCTTGAGTGCTTTGGCACGCTGCTGCATGAACACCGCTTCGTTCAGCTTGGCCTGTGCCTCAACAAACGCCTCGGTATCTCCAGCCTCGTGTGCGGCTTTCAGCGCACTCTTGGCCTTTTCGACTTCGACTTCCGCGAGTCGCTGCGCTTGAGAGACGAACGCACCGGTACCCTTGTCGATCTGTCCCTTGAGCTTCTTGTTCTCCTCGAACAGTATCTGAGCGGCACGGATGGCCTCTTGGTTCTGCCGCTCCAGCGCCTCTTTGGCGCGGCGCTCATCGTGACGAGCGTGCGTCAGCTCCTTGATCCGACTGCGAACCTTCTCGCCATACTGCGCCAGTTCGTCGTCCGTGGGCTCTTCCACGGGCTTTTCCAAGGGTTTGCGGCCCCTGTCCTGGTCGGGGGTGTCATCGACAACCTCGATCTCGGCGTCGTTTTCAACCTCGAACTCCACCTTATCGGTGGCTTTGTCGTCCTTGGTCTCGATCTCGTCGGGGAATTTGAACTCAGCCATTGGTGCTCCTTAAGCGCGAGTGATACCACGGGGGTCTTGCACCACGGCTTCCACCTGATCGTCATTGATCAGACGGAACTCACGACCGTGGATCTTGAACCGCGTACCCGCGTAGGCGCGGGTGATGACGAAGTCACCCTCCTTGCACCACGGCCCGCTTGGGAACTTGTCCATGTCGGCGTAGGCTTGGGGTCCAGCCTTGAGCACGAACAGCACCACAGTGCTGTGCTCTTCGACGCGAAGCGTGGTGTCCGCCTTCAGGATGCCACTCTCGTACTTGTCCTCCACTTCCGGGAGGGCGCACAGCAGCTTGTATCCCGAGGGTTCAGGCAGTTGGCGGGCCTTTTCGGTGTCGGAGATGTCGTTGATATCGTCACTCATGGTTCACTTTCGCGGGCAGGTTGGCACCGTGGCTTGCCCGAGCACCACGGCGGGGGTCCGGGCCAGCGGCCCGGGGGAATCAGTTGTCGTTGCGTTTGGCGACCTCAATGAGGTCGAGGAGTTCACGCTCGGCCAGAGCCAAACCGTGGATCACGCCGCAGGCGTAACGGTATTCACCGAAGTCCTTGGCAGAACCTCCGGCGATGTTGTCAGTGAGACCGTTGAGTTGGGTTCTGATCTTGGTGCGCAGCACCATCAGGATCTTCTCGTCCATGTTCAGCTCCCAGGGTTACCGTTACGGTTAGGCACAGGGCGCGGGCGGGAGGCTTGGATCACCTTCACCGCCCTATCCGCGTCCTTGGACTGCTTGTCCATGACGGTCTTCATAGTGGCCTTACGGTTTTCTGACGCGAGTCGTTCGCGGTCGAGTCGCAGGCGCTCTTGGGCGACGATGAAGTCCATCTCGTCGTTCTTGGCCTTGCGCTGGCTGTCGCGCTCCTTGAGCTGCAACTCCGCCTGAGCGATCTGAAGCTCAGGGTTCTGGGCCTGCTGTTGTGCGGCCTGCTGCGCCGCCATCGCTTGGTTCATCACCAGTGTGCGCTGGGCAGCGGCGGCGACCAGCGGAGCCAGAGCCTTCTCGTCGTCCAGCGTGATGGGAGCGGTGTCGTCCTCGTCCAGCGCGGGCAGCGGGACCCCGAGGGACATCTCGATCTGTGCCCGGTACGAGAACCCAGCATGCTCCGCGATGTGGGCCATAAGCGCAGCCATCATCTGCTGCGCCATCGGGTTCTGACCGATAGCCATTGCGATCTTCGGGTCCTGCATGAACGACTGGTGCGCGGCCATATGCGCCTCGTGGTCTTGGTACGCGAAGGCCTTGACGGGCTTACCGCGCAGCACGTTCATGTTCTCGGTGATGGGGTCCTGGGGCTTCTGGTCCTCGGGCAGCGCGACCAGCTTGTCGGCGTTCTTGATGCCCAGCACCTCCAGCATCTGGCGGTGAAGCTGCGGCAGGTTGTAGATCTGCGGAGCCCCTTGGGCAAGCTGAAGCGCCGCTTGGTACTGCACCACCCGCTGGCTCATGGTCGCCGCGTTCGGGTCGCTGACCGGGATCACCTCGACGAGGGAGTAGTCGCTCTGCCGCGCACGCGGCACCGCCGTGTCAGGCTCGTAGTCGTAGGACTCCGGGGCGAAGTCAGCGATGATGGCCTTCAGGAGCTTCAGCTCCTGTTTCATCGCGTAGTGCATCCGCGCCTGCACCGCCGACATGATCTTGAGCTGGCGCTCCAGCAGCGCCAGCATGGTGCCCACCGGGGCCTGCGCGGACATGTCCGAGACCTTGAGGTCTGCTGTGGCGGCGAACCGCCGCGCCTCGTCCACGATGCTGCCCAGCAGCGTCAGGAGCGTCTGGGACGGCTCCTTGTAGGGCAGGGGCATGATGTTGTCGCGCACCGTGCCGGAGGGCACGTCGACGTCCCTGAACTCGCCCGGGGCGATGGGGGTATCGTCCCCTTTGATTCGAAGGCCACGGGCCTTCAGTCCCCCTGGAAGGTTTGACAGAGTACCGGCGTCGACCAACTGGCGGGTCAGGCTCGTGGCGCTCTTGGCCGCGCCTCCGATGAGGTGAATCAGCCCGAAGCCATACGCACCGAAGCCCGGGATGTACTGGTAGTGCACGAAGTGCTGACGCGCTTGGTGGGTCAAGTCTCCTTCAAGCCAGTTTCTCCTGATGGAGAGCACTGCACCGGTATCTTTAATCACCGTGACGACGTAGGGCCGCTCGATGGCGGTGGGGTTGCCGTCCTTGTCCTTGTGCTCGTCGCCCGGGATGCTCAGCTCGACGTGGATCTCCAACAACAAAAATCTGTCGTCATGGGTGGCGGCGAAGCCGGTCTCCTC